TTAGTTGACGGTACGGCCATACCATTCTACGCGTCCGATGATGGCTACATTTTGGTTGTCGTCGGTTAAATCTATTTCGAAAGGCTCATAAACCGGATTGGCTGATTTGACGAGCAGCTTGCCGGGTAGTTTTTGGATTTGTTTGACAAACAGGTGATTATCGATGCGGATAACGTACAGGCCGTCGCGCGGGGTGGTTTCGGCGTGATTCACTAGGATGTTGTCGCCGTGGTTGAGTACGCCCTCCATCGAATCGCCCTTTACGGCGATGACGGACAGTTTGTCAAGCTGGCGGGTAACGTAGTTTTCTATCCAATAACGCCTGAATGCCATGCAGAATAAGGGCTTGTCGTCTTCTGCGGGATAGCCGTGCCCTGCGGCGGCGTAGACGTCGTAACGCGGGATAAAGACGAACTCGTCTAAGTTGATGGGGTTGCCGAGGGTATCGGTAGCCGTACCGTCGGTATGGGTACGGACTTCGACCGCTTGGCCTTTATTCATGTATGGCGAGCCTTGGCCGGTAAGAAGCCAGTTTAAATCGCAACCGGTTACTTCTTGAATTTTAATCAGATAGTCTGCTGTTGGAATGGCACCGTCTTTCCAGACACGGCTAAAACCGGAGGCAGACATATCAATCTTATTGTAGAAGTCGGCGGGTTTGGCATTGTCCGGCCACAAAGATTTCAAACGCTCTAAAAAGTCCATGATTGTCCTTTTGCTTAGAATTTCGCATTTAAGCAAAAAATACACTTCTTTTGCTTAAAATTAATTCGTCAAATAATCAAATAGATGGCTAATATTTTGCTTTTTTGCGTTATATTTCTAAGCAAAAGAGTTGCAATAACCTTTTTTGCTTAGTATTATTCACTCACTTAATCAATTAACGAAGTAAATCACATTACTGAATGGAATAAGTCAATTATGCAAAAAAACGCAACGCCGAAAAACTGGCACCGCGCGGATATTGTTGCTGCTTTGAAAAAGAAAGGCTGGTCGCTTCGAGCACTTTCAATAGAAGCGGGGTTGTCGCCGAATACGCTTAGAAGCGCACTGGCCGCCCCTTATCTTAAGGGAGAAAGGATTATTGCCGCTGCAATCGGAGTGGAACCGGAAGAGATTTGGCCCGAACGGTATGCAGATCGGAATTTAAAACCTGTTTTCCCCAAAAGAGTAGTTAATGGATAAGTGGTTTTCGATTTAGTTCCTTAAATGCTAAAGGTTATACGCATTTAAGTAAAACACAAAAAGAAAGAAATAGCAAAATGTTGATTTCAGCGGTTGAGTTGGCGGGCTTGCAACTTCCAAAGCTGCCGAACAGTAGACAAGGCATCGAGTACCACGCCAAAAAGAATAATTGGCCGTTTGAAGAGGTTGTAGGACAGGCTCGAGGCGGCAAGCTTAAGAAATATTTGGTTTCCGCCCTCCCTTCGGAGATTCAGGCGGCCATACAGGAAAAACAGGCGGCAACATTGTTGGCCAAGGTGCCGATGTTGCCGGCAGAAGTAAAAAAACCGCTTCGGCAAAATAAAAAGATGCGGCAGTTGGGTTTGATACCGTGCGAGGAAGGTTTGGCGCGGTTGGACGACAGGCAGACGGAAACGGCCCACGCGCGTTGTGCGATTGTCGCCTATGTATTGCCGCTGCATGAATTGGCGGGTATGCCGATTAAGAAGGCGGTGGCGTTTGTGGCAGCTGAAGCGGCAGCAGGCAGGTTGCCGGAGGATGTGGCCAAGCTGATTCCGTTGGCGAATGCGCGGAACAACGGCGAACGCAGTTTAAGCGAACCGACTTTATACCGATGGGTGCGGGCTTACCGTGCGGCATCGGACAGTATGAGCCGCCTCTTGGCACTTGCGCCGGTGAAAACACGGGAAAAGACGCCGCTGCTGGCGATTGACTGGCTGCCTTACTTCTTGATGTTTTATCAGCGGCCGAACAAGCCGACGATGATGGCGGCGGCGAAGAAACTGGCGCAATGGTATCTGGAACAGGGAAAAATCGAGCAGATGCCGAGCTATGACCAGATTCAAACAGTGATGAAACGGTTGCCGGAACATATGAAGGAGCGCGGCAGGCGCACGGGGTCGGCTTATAAGGCTTTGCTGCCTTACATTGATAGAGATTGGACGGCGTTGAAACCGAACGATGTCTGGGTGGGCGACGGCCACAGCTTTAAAGCAAAAATCCGGCATCCGATGGGCTATCTGTTTACGCCGGAAGTGACAATGATTGTGGACGGTTGCAGCGGTGCGGTCGTGGGTTGGAGTGTGGCGCTGTCGGAAACGGCGGTAGCGGTGGCGGATGCTTTGCGCCACGGGATGACGCATTTCCCGCCACCTTTGGGTTATTACTCGGATAACGGCTCGGGTGAAACGGGCGATATGCTGGATAAGGAAACGACGGGTATTTTGCCGCGTATCGGTATCGAGCATTTTACGGGCATTCCGGGCAATCCGCAGGGGCGCGGCAAGATTGAACGGCTGTGGCAGACCATTACGATTCCTTTGGCCAAGCAGTATGCGACTTATCAGGGCAAGGATGCGGATGCCGAAACATTGAGAAAGGTATCGAATGCGCTGGCGAGTGCGCAGAAGGTGCAGAAAAAGGGCAAGGAACTGAGCAAGGCGCAGGAAGCGGCGCTGTCGGCGGCACCGACTTGGGCGCAGTTTATAGCGGATTTGGAAGAAGCGGTACGCCGATACAACTTTGAACACGAGCACCGCAGCCTGCCGAAAAATCCGGAAGCGGGACGGCATTTTACGCCGATGAAATATTACGAATACCGGATGGAAACGGACGGCATGAGGGTGAAAACGGATGTATTAAGCCCGCTGGAGTTGGATTTTATGTACCGTCCGGAGGAAGAACGCATCCCCGACCGCGGAGCGGTGTCTCTGCACAATAATACTTACTTCCACCAAGAATTGCTGGATTACAGCGGTCAGAAGGTACGGGTGGCTTACGACATCCACGATGCCGACCATGTGATTGTGAAGGATATGCAGGGCAAGGTGATTTGCAAAGCGGTATTCAACGGCAACAAACGGGCGGCATTTGCGGAAACGCGGATGGAACAACTGGCCGAACGCCGCCGCAAAGGCCAGGCCAAACGTCTGCAAGACAAGATGGATTTAATCGAGGCACAACGCCAATCGGCCGCGCCGATTATCGAGCAGCAGCCTGATTTCGGCGAATTTTTGAAGCTGGAAACGGAAAGCGGCGGGTTGGTAGAGGTGGAAAACAGGCCGTCTGAAAGCGGCAGGGGCAAGAAGAAGTTACGCGATTTTTTATGGGAAGACGCCGGTTAGTAAAACGGCACATCTTTGACACTTTTTAAGGAAAACGAAAAATGATTGAGAAATTAAGACAATTTCTGGAAACCAGCGGCATGAGCCAAAACAAGGCGGCCGACCGCATGGGCGTATCGAGAAGTGCATTGTCGGGCTATTTGAACGGCAAATACGACGGCGATATTGCGGGGATGGATAAGAAAGCCGCGCTGTTTCTTGAACAGGAAGGCGACCGGGCGGAATTGAAAAAGCTGGATATTCCCTATGTTGAAACGGGCACGGCCAAGAAGATGAAAGGTTGGCTGGGTTTGGCGGCATGGCTGGGGCAGCTCGGTATTGTGTATGGCGGTGCGGGCTTGGGTAAAACCACGGTATTGAAACAATATGCGGCCACTAACCCGCTGGCTTTGTTGATTGAGCCGGATACAGGCTATACGGCAAAGGTGTTGTTGCAGGAAATCTGCCATGCACTGGATTTAAGCGAGAGAGGCAATATCCATGAGCTGACGGAGCGGATTATCAACTGCCTGAAGCGTGATAAGAAGAGCCGCAGCCCGCGTGATGCACACCGTATTTTGCTGATTGACGAGGCGGAACAGTTACCGACACGCGCACTGGAGAGCCTGCGGCGGATACATGATAAATCGGGCGTGGCGGTGGCGTTGGTGGGTATGCCAAAGCTGCTGCTGAATCTGAAGGGGCCGAACAGTGAATTCAAGCAGTTGTTTTCAAGGGTATCGGTCAAGATGGAATTGGGCGAGATGCTGCCGGAAACGGATTTAAAACAGATTGCGGCGGCAGTGTTGAAGACGAACGATGAGGCGGTATTGCAGAAGGTGGTGAAAACGGCCAAAGGCAATGCGCGGAAACTGTCGAAGCTGCTGCTGATTGTGGACTATTTGTTGCAGGTTAACCCTGATGTTGATTTGGATGATGATGTAATCGAACACGCGGAAACCTATTTAATCCACTAAACCTTTGACAGATAAGGCAATAATTTTTTTACCTTGTTATTTTGTTAAGTTATTGAAATTAAAGGAAAACTAAAAATGGAAAATTTGAAAATGCGGCATCTGCTCGCCATACCGGCGATTGTGATTGCGGTAACGGCGTGTGCGAACCGCTGCACCGAGCCGGTGCCGGCGTGGAGCCTGTATCAGAACGAGACCAGTCAGCAGCGGCTGATGCGGGAAAAACAGAATGCGGCTGACTTTGCGGTATTGCAGGCAGAAAAAGCCTATGAACGGATGAGCGATAAAGAGCGGATGAAAGGGGTGGTTTATGAAAACTGAGACGAAAATCTGCAAAAAATGCGGAGAAGAGAGGCCGTTGTTCCGTTTCAAAAAAGACGATGCGTATGCGGGCGGGTATAGGCCTGTATGTTACGAGTGTTTAAACGCCAGAGCAAAGGAACTGAAGGCAGTCCGAGACAGTATGGCGGAAAGAAAGATTATCTCTAAAGGCATCAGCATAAATGGAGGGAAAACGCATATGGAATTTCCTGAAGAACCTGAATTTATGAAAAACAAATACTGGACCGTTACAAAAACGGATTATAGAAGACCATTAAAAGGACTTTAACCATGAGTAAACGGTTGGCACGACGGAAGATGCCGAAACACGAATTGAAACGGGTTAAAGCGTTCGCCCTGAAACAGGCGGTCGAGAAGATTCGGGCACGGTGGGGCGAGAAAGCGATACGGCTTGCCTCAACAGACAACAAACAGACTGATTAAACAAGGAATAAGAAAATGATGAATGAAATGAATGCGGTAGCGGCTTTGTTGGTTATTGCCATATTGCTGGCGGCGGTAATGACTGTGTTGGTCGAGATATTGGTCGAGCAACGGGTTAAGGAACGGCTGGGGAAACTGCTGGATAAGGCGTGCCGACCGGATGACGGGTGGCAGGAATGATAAGGAAGGAAATGTGATGAATATGGTACTGACAATTTATTTTTGGTTGGTGGGGCTGGTCTGTTTTGCCCGTTCCGCCAAAGAGACTTATTACGCGGAATCTTTATACGGTCTGCTGACTGGGCTGTTGGGGGTGATGTGTTCGGCTTTTGTGGTGTCAGTGTCGGTGGCAAGGGTGATGGGGTGGTTGAAATGAATCAATTGAAAATGACGATCGCCAAACCTGAGACGGAAGATTTTGAAGATGCCTGGGCATTTATCAGAATGCTTAATTTGGTGACTTATGATTTGAACCCTCTGAAAACTGATACCGACGGCGAATACGAATATTTGGCGGATGAAGACAAATCTGATGTATTAGATGCCGTTGTCGAAAAATTTAACGAATGTAGTCTTGAGTGGATGTTGTCGGCGCTGCAAGCACTGATGTCGCCGGAGATGGGGATTATCAACCAAGATTCGGATACGTTGGAGTTGCATCCCAAACTGAAAGGCGGTACGGAATGAAAGTGCGCTGCCCTACCTGCGGTGCGGTGATGAGCTTAGATGTATTAATCGCCCATGATGATGCAGCGAAGCTCTGATTGCCCTGACAGGCATTTCAGACGACCTTTTTAAGGCGGTATTGCGGTATCTGACGCTGTTTCGCCCCGCCGAAAAGGATTTAAGTTTTAACCGAGTTTCAAAGCTCGTCGGCGAGATTGCGCCGATGATACGGGACGGAAAGATTGTCCGCAACCGCAAAACTTATCCGGCCCCGCGCGAGGCTTGGATTTGGGCGGCAACGCGATGCCTTGAGGCACGGGACGCGGGAAAACTGACACCGCCACTGACCAGCCACGGTTATTTGTTGGAAAACATTACGTTTTGGTCGCCTGAAAAGACGGCGGGAACGGCGGTTTTGCCCTCTCCCCAACCATCTCACACGAGAGAGGTGGCAAGCACCAAATTGAGGAGCGGGTTGGGCGGCTTGATGGAGTGGTCAAATGGAGGAAAACAATAGCTGGCTGAAAAAAGCAATCGCGCAGGGTTTCATGATGCTCGCCGCCCTAAACCTCAAAGGCCGCCCTGCCTCGGCGGATTTGACGGCAGTCGCCGAACTTTGGTTGGTCATACTAAGCGGCCGGTCGTGGCAGCCGGAGCATGACGGGATCAGGATACAGGCAGCCTTTAGGGCTATCGCGGCGTCCTCGTCAGAGTGGCCAAACCCTGCCGACCTTATCAAGCACCTGCCACCGGGCGAAGTCAGGATGGTGCCGAGGCTGGAAAAGAAGCACTGCCCGACGGAATACGGCAAAGAGCAGGCCGCCGAACTGAAAAAGATTGTCGGCAGATTGAAAAACGCACCCTGCATGAATAGAGATTGGATACACGGGCAACGCCACCGGTCGGTGGACGAATGTAAAAGGATTTATGCCGAAAGGCAGAAGGGAAATAAATAGCCAAATGAGTACGTTTTTTGACAATCAGGAATCCGACTTAATAAACGAATTTCTGACGGAATACTGGGAAGAGTTTGAAAAATTCTCCGCCAACAACGGATTTGATGACGATTTATTGAAGCAAATATCAATGGAATTGGAAGGACATAGGAACCATTATGAGTAACTTAGACATGAAACAATACAAACAGGATGCCAAAGGCAATCTCGTGCCGCTGGCCAATATTAAAGAAATCGACCTGCTGCGCGACGAGCTGGTGCAGGAAATTGCCGCCAAAGCCCGCGCGGTACAGGATAACTTGATGGCGTTCAAACGCGAGGCGATGGACGATATCGCAGCGTTTGTACAGTTGAGTGCCGACCGCTATGACGTATCTGTCGGCGGTAAGAAAGGCAATATCAGCCTGCACAGCTTTGATGGAGCGTACCGCGTCAACCTTGCCATACAGGACACGTTGGTATTTGACGAAGGTTTGATTGCCGCCAAAGCCCTGATTGACGAGTGTATCAACGAATGGACGGAAGGCAGTCGCACGGAATTGAAAACACTGATTAACGCGGCCTTCCAAGTGGACAAAGAAGGCAATATCAGCACTGCCCGCGTCCTCGGTCTGCGCCGCCTGCAAATCACGGATGAAAAATGGCAACGGGCGATGGATGCGCTCTCCGACAGTTTGCAGGTGCATATCAGCAAACCGTTTGTGCGGGTATATCAGCGCGGCGAGGATGGGGAGTATCAGTTAATGAATTTGGATGTGGCGAAGGTGTAGGAAAAATGAACGCAAATATAATGATTTATTTGATTGAAGTTAATGATGGGCCGGTTGCAAAAGCACTGCGAAGTTTTCAGCAGGACAAGGCCGCAATGCGGCAGGCGTGGCTTGATTGGGCGCGAGAACACTTGCCGTCAGACGCGCTAATGCGGGAATGGAGCGATGGGCAAGTGGCAGGGTTTGCGTTCCCTTCAGGCATACCCGATGGATGGAAAAAGCCCAATAAGAACGGAATTTGTTGGCCACGGCAAAACAACCCAATCCTCAAAACCATGCCACTTAACAAAAGATTTAAACGCCCCGAAGAGTATTTGGAAGAAGTTGGCATCACCGCACCAACAATGATTTTTGAAAAGAATAGCGACGGAGAGACTTGGGCATCTTGGGGTATCGGTAATTTCTTTAATCCTGTTCAGTTCGTTTGGGCGGGATTGGAGGAGGACGCGCCAAAGGGCGTGGTAACTCCTGATTATGCCTACGAGCTTAGAGAAGGGGCTAAGAGAATCAGAAACGGCTGTACGATGCAGCCGCCCGAAGATTTTGATTGGCAGAATCTGTTACCGGGCTGCCGTGTCATTCCTCGGTATGAGTGGGATTACTTGGTTGGGAAATGGCAGGAAACACGGAATGATGCCGAAGAACAGGAGGCTTAAATGGCAAAAATCATTATTGAAATCGAAGACCTGCCCGAGGGCACCGACATTAATTTTAAGGGCGACCTTCCGGCGGCGGATGCAAAAGACAAAACAGGTGCGCAGCAAACGGCTGTGTTAATCAGCAAGATGATTCAGGCGGCGCAGATGATGGCATCCCCATCCGTAAACATTAGGCCGTCTGAGACTGCAAATCCATAACCCGCGCGGCACGGTCTGCCGCATTTAAATCTAAATAGGAGTCAAAAAGTGAATAAATCCGAATTAATCCAAGCCATCGCCGACGAGGCGGAATTGAGCAAACGCGCTGCGGCGGAGTTTGTCAATGCGTTTGTCAGCGTGGTAACGCAAGAACTGAAAGACGGAAACGACGTTACGCTGGTCGGCTTCGGCACGTTCCACGCCGCCCAATCCGCCGAGCGTCAGGGACGCAATCCGAAAACGGGCGAACCGCTGACCATCGCGGCGCGCAAAACACCCAAGTTCCGCTCGGGCAAGGCGTTAAAAGATGCGGTAAACGGTTAAACGTCTGAAACCCCAAATCCAAGCGGATTTTTGAAAAGTCCGCTTCAGTTTGAAGTTTTAGCGACGAGGAAAACCATGATGAACACAAACGAACAGTACAAACGCAAGGGGCTGATTGCGAAAATCAAAATCGCGCAAAGCCAGCTTGGGATGGAAGACGATGTTTACCGTGCGATGCTGGCGCGTGTGTGCGGCAAAACATCCTGCACGCAGATGAATCTAGCCGAATTGCAGGCGGTGGCGGCGGAAATGAAGCGGATGGGCTTTAAGCAGACCGCACCGAAGGGCAAAGGTATCCGCCCGCATTTGACACAGGACCGTGCCGCGCTGTTGAACAAGCTGGAAGCGCTGTTGACGGTGGGCGATAAAAGCTGGCAGTACGCCGACGGGATGGCCAAAAGGATGTTCGGCAAGGATTTGGTACGATTTTTGACACCCGAGCAGCTATACAAACTGGTGCAGGCGCTGCAAATCCATATCAACAAAGCGAAAAAGGCGGCAGAGCAATGATCAGGGTGGATGAAGAAGATTTTGAGGCGGTGCGCCACCTGCTGCCCGAAAGTGTGCTGGCACTGATTACGATCATCGGGCTGACAGAAACGGTGGAGCTGGTGAAAAACTTAGGCGGCACGACCTACCCGTTGCGGCAGGGACGCACCAAAGGCAGCGAATCGCGGCTGGCTTATTTGGAGGAAATCGTCGGCGGTGCGGCGATGGAAAAAATGGTGGAAGCACTGGCCCCCTGCGATTTGTTTATTCCGAAATGCGAGCAGGCTTTGCTGGAATTGCGTGACCGCCATATCCGCCGCCGCTTCGATGCGCAGACGGGTAAAGGCGTACCGGCTTATGAGGCGGTGAACGATTTGGCTTTGGCGCACGCGCTGACCGACCGCCATATCTGGCGGATTCTGAAGAAGCCGGATAATGAGTGTGAGCAAGGCGGGTTGTTTTAAATTATAATGCCGTGGGGATAACACGGCATTTTTTATGGGAAATCAAGATGAAGACGTTTTATGTTCTGATGTTGGCCGCAATGCTTGCGGCTTGCGGCGGACAAGAAAACAAGCCTGCTGCCGGCGAAAGTCAAACCGATAATCGGGCGCAGCAATATCAGAATCAGCAAAAACAGATTGCCGCACGTTTGGCTGATGAAGAATATTTCATCGGTGAAAACAATTTGGAACAAATCCGTCTGCACGCCAATTTGAAAGAGCGCGCTCAAAAGCTGTTGTCTTTATTGGCGCAGGCCGACAAGGAAAGCCGTGTGTGGGTTTTGCCCGGCGATGCAGCCAAAATCAAAGAATTCAATGCGGCTTTCGCGGCGGTGGCAAAATCTGCCGAGGAATCTTTCGGCGGCCCTTTTCTTGCGGATAAGGCGGGGCTTTATCAATGTACCGCTGCGGCCAATGCGGCTTACGATTATTTTTTCGCCCGGCAGAGAAAGGATGCGCTGACCGAAAATTACCGTCAACAATACACGGACAACATAGCTGCCTGCCAAGGGCAAATCCGCACCCCGCCAGCCGCCCAAGCGACAGTGTATGCGCGTAAAGGTATCAGGCTGCCGTTGAATAATTGTTTGCCGGTATTGGCCGGAGATGAAGAATTTGATACCTACACCTGCCCGATGGAAGTAAAATAGGCCGTCTGAAACCCAGCCCGAGAGCAAAAGCCCTCGGGCTTTTTGCTGCCTGTCTGACATGGGGCAGGCGCGGTGCCAAATAAGCGGACAGGATAATCAAGGCTCGATAACAGACTAAGCAGGACGAATCTATGAGCAAGATTATTGTGCTGACCGCAGGCCACAGCAACACCGACCCGGGTGCGGTCAACGGAAGCGACCGTGAGGCGGACTTGGCGCAGGATATGCGCAATATCGTGGCTGCTATTTTGCGCGATGACTACGGTTTGACTGTTAAAACCGACGGCACGGGCAAAGGCAATATGCCGCTGCGCGAAGCGGTCAAGCTGATTCGCGGCTCGGATGTGGCGATTGAGTTTCACACCAACGCTGCCGTCAGCAAAGCGGCGACAGGCATCGAAGCCTTGAGTACCGTTAAAAACAAACGCTGGTGTCAGGTGTTGAGCAAAGCCGTTGCCAAGAAAACCGGCTGGAAACTGCGCGGCGAAGACGGCTTTAAACCCGACAATGCGGGCCAGCATTCGCGCCTGGCTTATGCACAAGCCGGCGGCATTGTGTTTGAGCCTTTTTTCATCAGCAACGACACTGATTTGGCCTTGTTTAAGACGACTAAATGGGGCATCTGCCGCGCGATTGCGGACGCGATTGCGATGGAATTGGGGGCGGCAAGAGTATGAATATTATTGGTAAATTGAAAGAAGCTGCTTCCTATTTTCTTACAAAATTGATTGGAGAAAATCCTAGTAATGAGCAGGTAAACCGCGCACTTATACAGATGCCAAATGTTCGTCCGATACACACCTATCCACGCCCAAATTTAAGAAACTCAGGCGTGGCAGCCGCGAAACGCGCGGCGCGCAAACGCAAGAATCGTCGTTAATCATGGGACAGGTTGCGTTTTACGAAAAGATGATTGGGCTGTGGTCGGCCAAAAGCCGTGAGGCAAGCGAACAGGCAGACTTGGCGGCGTTTGAATTTGCGGAGGGCGAACTGGCCAATTATCAGGAAATGCTGAAACGGCACCTGCAAACCAAAAGTGTGGAATAGCAATGCGTATTTTGGATATTTTTAAAAACCCAGCGACAGGCAATGTGTCGCACTCGAAACTGTGGGCAAACGTTGCCTGCGCGGCGGGGACGGTTAAGTTTGTGATGCTGCCCGACCCGTCGGCGGAGATTTGGGCGGTGTATTTGGGCATTGTCGGCGGCTATGCGGTGGCGCGTTCGTTGGTCAGCGTCAAACGTCAGGAGGTCGAGAATGAATCTCGTGAAACTGCTGGCGAATAACTGGCAACCGATTGCCATCATCGCGCTTGTCGGCACGGGTTTGGCGGTGTCGCACCATCAAGGCTACAAGTCGGCTTTTGCGAAGCAGCAGGCGGTCATTGAGAAAATGAAGCGCGACAAGGCGCAAGCCCTGCTGTTGTCGGCTCAAAACTACGCCCGCGAACTGGAACAGGCGCGTGCGGAAGCTAAAAAATATGAAGTCAAGGCGCACGCCGTCGGCATGGCTTTGGCGAAAAAACAGGCGGAAGTCAGCCGTCTGAAAACGGAAAATAAAAAGGAAATCGAAAATGTCCTTACTCAAGACCGTAAAAATGCAGGCGGCGGTTGTATTGACGGCTTTGGCCATCACGGCTTGCAGCTCTACAAGCGCGCCCTCGGCTACGGAAATTAAGGTTGTCGAAAAGGCGGTCATGCCGACACCGCCTGCCGCATTGATGGTCGCGCCGGTACGCCCAAATCCGCCGAAAGACGGCAAGACAGTAACGCTGTTGGAACACGCCGCCGAGTTTGGCGGCTATGTTGCCGAACTTGAAAACCAAAATCAGGCTTGGCGCGACTGGGCGGACAATCACTCCCGCAAAGTCGGAAACTGACAAAAAAGCCCGCGTAGGGCGCGGGCTGAGGGTGAAAGCGGATTTTATACCTCTTTTACAGGGGTAGCGGCGGTAGTGCTTTTCAGCAAATCGACTGCGTGCTGGCAGTTTTGCTTGCTGGTGTAGCCTTCGCCCTGAGCGATGATTTCATGGTTGGCTGCTTTCAAACGCCAACGGTATTCGCCTTTTGCGTCTTTATAGATTTCAAAATACATAAGGTTTCTCCTATGAATGAGTACACGTTTTCTTACCGCTTTAACGGCAAGTCCTGGTCATTGAGCATTTGGGCGGACAACCCTGAAGAAGCCAGGGCGAAATTTCGGGCTGCACGAGAAAATGCGCACTATGACGGCGAAGTTGTAGCAAAGGTTTATACATTTGTAAATATTTCGTGGGTTAAGAAATTGTACAAGCGGACAAAATATTTAATGGGTATCAAAGAATGACCTACCGTGAATTAGTTGAACGTCAGTTGGCTGTGCGCCAAGCGGGTTTGCAAATCGGGCTGCAAAAGGCCAACGAGCAAGAGCCGTTCATCGCGGCGGTGGCCGAAACTTTAAGCCGCACGATGTGGGGCTATGTGATGCGGATGGATGCGCGGTTTGAAGTAACGTTTATCGTAGATTTGGGCCATGTGGCCTTCGAGCATCAATTCACTGCGGTCAAACAGGCGCTGAAGGAAAAATTCGAGGTTGAAGCCGATGGGGATGCGCTGACTGTGGAATCCGACCGCCTGCCCTATGGTATTGCGGCCTGCCGGGTGGTGTTCGGAGATGTGTTATGAGCGGAGATACACCGATTACCGTGGAATATGTGTTCGGCACGTTGGTGTCGTTTCTGATTGCTTTATTGTGGTATTGGGTAAAAAGCATTTCAGACGGCCTGAAAGAAGCCCGCAAAGATCGTGATGAACTGCTCGGCAGGTTGCACAGCGTAGAAACATCTTATCAGACGAAAGCGGAAGCAAAAGACAACAGGAACGAAATCTTAAACTTGTTGCGTGAAATCAAGGCTGATTTGAAAGAAGTCGGCCAGAAAATCGAACGGAAGGCAGACAAATAATGCAAAACCAAGACCCTATTTTAAGAGCGTTGGCAGAAATCAACGGCAAGCAGGACAAATTGTTACAAAATCAGGAACGCATGGATGCGGAAATCAAGAAAATCCATGCCGATTGCCGCCGCACGTCGGCAACCACCGGCGCGGCCGCGGGCGCGATTTCGGGCGGTATTGTGGCTACGGGCATCGCATTTGCCCGCGCCAAGTTGGGGCTGTAACGATGGCGCATCCGAAGGCGACCCGCGACAAGCTGCGGGCACTCTACTGCAACGGCGAGCAGAGCCTTGAGACGGCGGCGGCTTTATGCGGCGTATCGCTCGGCACCGCCCGCCGCTGGCGCGATGAGGCCAAGGCGCAGGGCGACGACTGGAACAAGCTGCGCGCGGCCCATACGCTGGCCGGCGGCAGCATAGACGAAATCGCGCGGGCGATGATGACGTCGTTTCTGGTGCAGTATCAGGCGACGATGACGATGTTGCAGGATGCGGAAGTGGAAGATTTGCCGCCGAGCAAACGGGTGCAGCTGCTGGCGAGTTTGGCCGATGCGTTTACCAAAACGGTGGCGGCGAACAAGCGGGTGTTGCCGGAAACCTCGCAACTGGCGACGGCTTTGGAGTTGTTGCAGTTTTTGATGGTATTCGTGCAAGAAAAACACCCCAAACATTTGGCTGCCTTTGTGGAAGTGCTGGAGCCGTTCGGGGCGGAGGTGGAGAGGAAGTTTGGTTAGTTTAATCGTGAAGTAAACGTGTCATCAGAATGTTTACCGGCAACACCAATTGCAACCAATAGATCTAGATGATCGGCTAATTTTTTCAGTGAAATTTTAAAGCCTTGCTCCTCCAATAAATCTTGTATTTCAGACGGCGTGTATTTGCCCGCATCTAACAGTTTGGATATTTCTAAATCAATCGATTTCATTTTTTGCCCTTATGAAAAATAAAGATTTCCTCAAATCCCTGTCCGCCCTCGCCGCCAATCTGCGCCAAGTCATCGAGGCCGAAGTAGACGGTTTCGATGCTTCGCCGACGGCGGTGGCCGAGCGGCGGGCGAAGGTATTTGACCCGGTAGGCGGTTACGAGTATTTCGTCAACACCTACTTCCCGCATTATATCCGTTCGCCTGAAAAATCCGACCTGCACCGCTTCTTATTCAGGCGTTTACCGGAAATCGTCGAATCCCCGGAAGGCGAGAACGAAGCGGTTGGCGCGCCGCGCGGCGAGGGTAAGTCGACGCAGGTGACGCAGTTGTTTACTTTGTGGTGCATTGTAACGGGACGCAAGCATTACTGCGTGATTGTGATGGACAGCATAGACCAGGCATACCCGATGCTTGAGGCCATCAAAGCGGAATTGGAGTTTAATCCCCGCCTGAAAACCGATTTTGCGGATGTCTGCGGCCAAGGCCGCGTGTGGCAGGCAGGTACCATCGTAACGGCCAACGACATCAAGGTGCAGGTAGCGGGCAGCGGCAAAAAGCTGCGCGGATTGCGCCACGGCCCTTACCGCCCCGACCTGACGATTTTGGACGATATTGAAAACGACGAACAAGTCCGAAATCCCGAACAGCGCGACAAGCTCAATGCGTGGCTGACGAAAACCGTGCTGCCGCTCGGTGGTGTGGGGCAAAAATACGATGTGATTTATATCGGCACGATTTTGCATTACGACAGTGTGTTGAACCGAACGCTCAATAATCCGTTTTGGAAAGGCATCAAGTTTAAAGCCATGTTGAAATGGCCCGACCGCATGGATTTGTGGGACAGATGGGAAGAGTTGTACCGCAATGAAGGTGAGTTGGTGGCCGATGCGTTCTATCAAACGAACAAAGCGGAAATGGAACGCGGGGCGGAAACTTCTTGGGCAGCGCGCGGCGTGCTGGCTTTGATGAAAATCCGCGCCCGCGACGGACACGCGGCTTTCGATTCGGAATATCAGAATGATCCGGTGAGCGGTGAAGATGCACCGTTTGCCCAAGCCATGCAGTTTTGGGCGGAACTGCCCGCCGATTTGGTGTATTTCGGCGCGCTCGACCCTTCGCTCGGCAAAGCGGGGGCCAGCCGCGACCCGAGTGCGATTATCGTGGGCGGGTATCAAAGAAGCAGCGGCAAGCTGTTTATCGTGGAAGCGCAAATTAAGAAGCGTTTGCCCGATTTGATTATTGAAGACGTTATCCGCTTGCATGCGCAATATAAGTGCAAGCTGTGGTTTGTGGAAACGGTGCAGTTTCAGGAGTTCCTGAAAGACGAGCTGGTAAAACGAAGTGCGGCAAAAGGCATTCCCGTGCCGGCGCGGGCGGTCAAACCGATTGCCGACAAGCTGCTGCGGATTGAGACTTTGCAGCCGCACATGGCCAACGGGTTGATTTTACTTCATGCCAATCAGCAAACCTTAATCCAACAGTTTCGCCATTTTCCCAAGGCAGACCATGACGACGGCCCCGATGCGGTGCATATGTTGTGGTCGGGGGCAACGGCCAACAGTGCGCCGGTGGAATATATGGCGGTGACGAAACATGGGACGGACGGCGGTTTCGGCAGCGGCGCATGGTGAAACTGACACCGGGCAGGGCTTACGATTAATGCAGGCAGCAGAGAATTGGGGCAAGTTTAACTTGCCCTTTTTTTATTTATGAAAAACATTTTCAGCAGTGCATTGAGCAAAATTCTGCCGGGCCGCTATACACCGAAATCTACCCCGCAAACGGCGGAAATTACCCAAAACACCCAGACTCACGAACACCCGAGCAAAGGTTTGACACCGCAGAAGCTGCACGGCATTTTGGAAGCTGCCGAGCGCGGCGATATGAAGGCGCAGTCGGAACTCTTTGCCGACATCGAGGAGAAAGACGGCCATATCTTTTCCGAGATGAGCAAGCGCAAGCGGGCGGTCATCGGGCTGGATTGGCGCGTGATGCCGCCGCCGAACAGCACCGACGCCGAACGGCGGCTGGCCGAAGAAGTCAAGGGATGGATTGAGCGTCTGCCCGATTTCGAAGACATGATGTTCGACCTTTTAGATGCGGTCGGGCACGGCTTTGCCTGTGTGGAAATCGAATGGCAGCAAATAGGCGGCCTGTGGCTGCCGAAAAACTTTATCCACCGTCCGCAAGGCTGGTTTAAGGTGGACGGTGCCGATAATGTGCGGTTGGCCAAACAGGATAATCCGGATGGGGAAGAGCTGTGGGCGTTCGGCTGGCTGGTACACAAACACCGCAGCCGTTCGGGTTTGCTGGTACGCGGCGGGCTGATGCGCACGCTGGTTTGGCCGTATCTGTTTAAGAATTATTCGGTGCGCGATTTGGCCGAGTTTCTGGAAATCTACGGCCTGCCGACGCGTTTGGGCAAATATGCGGTGGGGGCGGACGAAACCGATAAAACCACGCTGCTGCGGGCGGTAAAGGAAATCGGACACAACGCCGCGGGCATTATCCCCGAAACCATGAATATCGAATTGCTTAATGCCGCCAACGGCAGCAGCGAGCCGTTTATGGCGATGATCGACTGGGCGGATAAAACATCGTCGAAAGCGATTCTGGGCGGTACGCTTACCAGCATGGCCGACGGTAAAACCAGTACCAACGCGCTGGGTCAGGTGCATAACGAGGTGCGCCATGATTTGTTGGTGTCGGATGCCAAGCAGCTTGCCGGTACGATAACGCAGCAACTGATTCTGCCCCTGCTGCGGCTGAATAAAGGCAACGTGGATGAAACCTGCCTGCCGCGTTTCCAGTTTGATACGCAGCTACCCGAAGATATGGCGGTTTACGCCGAATCTTTGCCTAGGCTGGTAGAGATGGGCATGAAGATTCCGCTGGCGTGGGCGCAGGAAAAACTGGCGATTCCGCTGGCTTCGGACGACGAGCCGGTATTGGCTTTGCAGACGGCTGAAAGCGAAGGTGTCAAAGTTGCGCCGTTAAGTTACCGCCGCGTGGCCTTGAGCAGGCAGGGCGAAATCTTGGATATGGGGCAGGCGGCCATCGATAACGCAGGTTTGGGCAAAATCGCCCTGCCCGAGCATATTGAGCCGTTTTTGCGCGGGTTGGGTCAGGCTTTGGCCGAGGGCGACAGCTATGAAGAGGTGCAGGAGCGGCTGTTGCGTGCTTATCCGCATTTAGACAGCGCCGAATTTCAGACGGCCTTGGCGCGGGTGATTTTCATCTCCGACCTGTGGGGGCGGCTCAATGGCTGATTTGGGTTTTGCCTTCGGTTTGGAGCCGGAAGCGGCGGTCAAATATTTTGAAGGTTTGGGCTACCATATCCCGCCCGACTGGGATGTGAAATGGAATGAGGCGCAGACCAAGGCGCGGACGATTGCAGGCATACACAGGCAGGATATTGTCGGCGAGTTTCACGCGGCAATGTATGAGGCGGCGAAATCGGGCAAATCGTTTGAGGCTTGGCGCGATGAAGTGCAAGGCCGTCTGAAAGCGCATGACTGGCATCTGCTCAAAGACGGCGATATTGTGGACGGAGACACCGGCGAAGTCCTCGGACGCGGTATTACCAAACACCGCATGGAAACGATTTTCCGCACTCAGATGCAATCGGCTTACATGGCCGGTCATTGGCAGGCGTTTGAAGAAGGTCGGGATGATGCGCCGTGGCTGCAATATTCGGCCATTTTGGACAGCCGCACCCGCCAAAGCCATGCGGCGGCGCATGGTGCGGTGTATCACATCGACGACCCGTTTTGGGATTACTTCTACCCGCCCAACGGCTTCAATTGCCGCTGTACCGTGCGGGCGCTTTCAGACAGTGATTTGAAACGGCGCAATCTGCTGCCGCAAAAAGCGCAGCTTGAAGATACGGAAGTGGTGGTCAACCGCAAGGGCGATACCCGCCCCGCCAAAGCGGTAAAGCTGCCGGACGGCCGCCGCTTTTATACCGATGCGGGCTTTCAGCACAATGTCGGTAAAAGCCATTTGGCCAACTTGGGGCAGTTGCAGATGCAGCGTGCAGTGGAACTGCCGCCGAAACTGGCGAGCGTATCGATTCAGACGGCCTTAAAACAGCCTGATTTGATGCGGGCGGTATCGCAACAGGCGGCGCAAATGGTACGGCGGGTGGATGCGGAAAAAGTAGCGCGCGGGAAAACGCTGTATGTGGGCGCATTGGCCCTGCCCGTGTTGGACGCATTGGCGGCAAGGAAAATTTACCCGCAATCCGCCGTGATTGCCATAAGCGACGAGCGGGTATTGCACGCTTTGCGCGACAAGAAGGTCAAGCCGCTGCCGGTATCGTTTTGGGAGAAGATACCCGAACTACTGCAAGAGCCGGAGCAGATTTTATTGGGCAAGGCGGGACGAAATGACGATGCCAAACAGTTTTTGGCATTTGTGTATCCGCTGTCGGCAGGCAAGGGGAAGCTGGTGGTAACGCTGGACTATGATGTGAAAACCCGACATCCGTTGACAGGTAAGAAAGAACATCTGACCTTGAATATGGTCAACACCGGCATGATTGCAGAAACGGATAAACAGGTGGATAGCTTACTGTACGGGTATGAAACAATATGGAAAAAGCCATAAAACTCTTTGCCTGATTCGAACAGGATAATACGCGACACGGTAACGTGGCCGTAACCTTTCCAGTAGGAAACCCGAGTTTTATGGCTGTTGGAACCAATATACCATGATTGAGATAAAAATCAACACAGACACCCTGCAAAACAGCTTAAACGCTGCGGCGCGGCATACCTCCCACACCAAGCCTTTGATGACGCGGCTTGCCCGCATCATGCGCAACGCCGTACTGGAGAATTTCGCCGCCGGAGGCCGTCCCGCTTGGGCGCCGCGCAAATATCCGACTGCGCGTGAAGGTTCGGGGCTGTTGCAAGCCAGCGGCCGCCTGCGCAATTCGATTACGCCGAGCAGTACCAACGATACGGCGGTGGTCGGCACCAATGTGGAATATGCGGCTATCCATAACTTCGGTGGGAAAACCTCGCCACACTTGATTAGACCGAAAAAAGGCAAAGCGTTGAAATTCGGCGGCCGCTTTGCCAAGCAGGTTAACCACCCCGGCAGCAATATTCCCGCACGCCCGTTTATGACCCTGCAACCGGAGGACGAAAAGGCCCTATCCGATGCGGTGGCGGAATATCTGGCACAGGCCATTCAGGGGCGGTAATCATGCCTGCCTGAAAAATGCCGAAAAACAGCCCGAAAACGCCCTAACCCATACTTACCCCTACCCATCGCCTGAAAATCAATCCTGCGCGCGTTTGAACACCTTTTGAACACTATCCCACGCGTATCTCTGCAAGTACATTTCCCTTCCCTAGAAATTCATCTGTCTGACATAGGCCAAGCTTTGACGAGGGCGCGGCTGCCGCACAATGCGGGCTATGGACACCAAAACCCTTCTTGCCGCCTTATCCGCCGCCCATGTCGGCGGTTCGGACGGCTTAATCAAAATCGTACCCAAAGGCCAATTCGCACCGGTTGACGGCCGCACCGATACGGGTGTGCCGCACTGGACGATGTCTGCCGATTTGGCACAGCAAATCATTGCCGCCTTTGACGCCGCGCAAACCGACCTTGTGGTCGACTACGAACACGCCACGCTGAAAGCCGCCGAAACGGGGCAGCAAAACCCTGCCGCCGGCTGGATCAGCAAATATGTATGGGATGACGAGCGCGGCCTGATGGGCGAAGTGAAATGGACGCAACGCGCCAAAGACATGATAGACAGCGGCGAATACCGCTATCTGTCGCCGGTACTCGAATACGACACGCTGGGCAATGTACGCGGGCTGCACAGTGTGGCGTTGACCAATTCGCCCGCACTGGACGGCATGGCTCTGGCTGCATTGAGCCGCCAAAACTCTATCAACCCCAAACAGGAAACAAGTATGAACAAGGAAGCTTTAATCAAGCTCTTGGGCTTGGCGGCGGATGCCGACGACAAAGCCATCGAAGCGGCTTTGGCCGAAGCACAGGAAAAGCTGGGCGGTAAAACGCTTGCCGAAGCACTGGCCGCACCCAAAGAAGAACCGCAAGGTAGCGAAGGCGATAAAGGCGATGCCGGCAAACCCGAAGACAAGCCGCAAGGCGGCAATGCCGACGACGGCGAGGTAGCCGAACTCAAAGCGCAAGTGGCCGCGTTGAGCAAAAAAGTGATTGCAATGGAAGTGGGCGGTACTTCAGACGGCCTGATCCGTGCCGCGCTTTCAGACGGCCGCCTGTTGCCGCATCAAGAAGCATCGGCGCGCCAACTGGCCGCCAAAGACCCTGAAGCGTTTAAAGCCCTGATTGACGGCAGCTTGGCACTGGCCGCTTTGAGCAAAACGCAGACCGGCGGCAAAGGCGGCGCAGACGGTACGTCCGCGCTGACCGCCGAAGAAGCAGCCGTCGCCGCGCAATTGGGCATCTCTGCCGAAGATTATGCGAAGGCCAAGTAATCCGATAAAGGAAAAGACAACATGATTATCACACCAGACACCTTAAAAGCCCTGTTCACCGGCTTTAAAAAGAATTTCCAAGACGGCCTGAAAATGGCGGAAAGCCAATACAAGGAAATCGCCACCGTCATTCCGTCTTCCACTGCGTCCAATACTTACGGCTGGCTCGGCCAATGGCCCGCTTTCCGCGAATGGGTGGGCGACCGCGTATTCCAAGATATGAAGGCGCACGGCTATGCCATCACCAACAAGCATTTTGAAAGCTCGGTCAAGGTCAACCGCAACGACATCGAAGACGACAACGTCGGCATTTACGCGCCGATGATGACCGAGATGGGCCGTGCTTCGGCGGTGCATCCCGACGAATTGGTGTTTGCCTTGCTGAAAAACGCACACGCCACGTTGTGTTACGACGGTCAGAACTTCTTTGATACCGACCATCCCGTGTATGAAAAAGTGGACGGCACCGGTCAAGCCAGTACCGTATCCAATATTTTCGCCGGCAGCGAAGCGGCCTGGTATCTGCTGGACACTACCCGCGCCCTGAAACCGTTGATTTACCAAGAGCGTAAAGCGAAGCAGTTTACCGCCATGACCGCCGATACCGACGAAGGCGTATTCATGCGCAACGAATACCGCTACGGCGTGGACGGCCGTTGCAACGTGGGCTTGGGCTTCTGGCAGATGGCGGCGAAATCGCAAGAGAAACTGGACGCTGCCGGTTTCGAGAAAGCCTACAACGCGATGGTGAGCCTGAAAGGCGACGGCGGCAGACCGCTGGCCATCCGCCCGAATGTGCTGCTGGTACCGCCTGCTTTGGAAAATGCGGCCAAAGAGCTGGTGGAAGGCGACCGCCTGGCCAACGGCGCGTACAACCCGAACAAAGGCAAGGCGAAAGTCATCGTATCGCCTTGGTTGCTGTAACGAACAGGCGGACACCGCCCGCCGGAAGGGATAGAAAATGGCAAAAGAAAAAAACGGACAGGAAGTTGGCGCGACCGTCGATGTCCAACCGGAAGAGGTAACCGTAACCGCTGCCTTACAGGCCGAGATTGAAGCCTTGAGAGCCGAATTAGACAAAGCCAATGCCGAAATTCAGGTAGCGCAGGCAGAGTTGGCCGCCGCGCAAGAGCGCAATGCCAAATTGGAAAGACTGCTTGAAGCCGGCCTTGCACCCGGCGGCATTTCAGACGGCGAAACTTTGACACCTGAAGCGGAAGCCGCCTTTTACACCGGCAGCGGAGCACCCGCCGCAGATGCCGAAGTGGTGGCGATTAAGAGCAAACACGGCCATGCGTTTTTCCGCGCCGGCTACCATGTACAGCCGAACTGGACGTTTGTGCGCCGTGCCGACTTCGAACCCGCCGACTTTGAGCGCCTGATTGGCGACCGTATGGTTGAAGCGCGCGAAGCCCTGCCGACGGACGCATCATGAGCTACGCCGCCGTTGCCGATTTGGTGGCGCGTTTCGGCGAAGCCACCATCACCGGCCTGACCGACTTGTCCCGCAAGGGCGCGGTGGACGAAACCGTCGCACAGCAGGCTTTGGATGATGCCGCCGCCGAAATCGACGGCTATCTGATGAACCGCTATACCCTGCCTCTGCCCAAGCCGCTGCGCATCTTAACCGTGTATTGCTGCGATATTGCGGTGTACCGCCTGTGTACCGGCAAACGGCAGCTTACCGAAGACATTGTGCACCGCTATGAAGCGGCAGTGAAATTCCTGCAACTGGTGGCGGCGGGGAAAGTCGGCTTGGGCGTTACCGAACCCGCAGGCGAAAAGCCCGCCGTACAAGGCAACGGCGTGATGTTTACCACACAGGAAAAGGTGTTCGGTCGTGATAGCGTCTATTGAACAAGCCATCAGGCAGCGGCTTTCAGACGGCCTCGGCCAAATGGTAACGGGTGTCTTTACTTACGGCGGCGAGTTCGACGGCGAAGGTTTGGCGCAGGTGGTCAACCAGTTCCCCGCCGTGTGGGTCATGTTTGCCGGCATCAAAGACACCATCCGCCACGATACGCGCGGCAGCCGTTTTAAAGCGATTGGCCAATTCACGGTATTGGTGGGAGACCGTGCCAGCGGCAGCGAAGCAGACAGCCGTTTCGGCGGCCTGCACCGCCATGATGTCGGCACCTACCGCCTGATGCAGACCTGCCGCCACCTGCTGACCAATCAATCGCTGGGCTTACAGATAGACCGTCTGCAACCGGGGGCGGCCAAAAGCCTGTTCAGCCGCCAAATGGAGCAAGACGCCGTTAGTGTGTTTGCGCTGGAATTTGAAACGTATTGGTTTGAAGACGCGCTGCAAGACGGCGATTGGCCGCGGCCTGCGGTTTCAGACGGCCAACAGGCGAAAGTATATGCCGACGTATCCGAATACCAAGGCCGCACCGAACCCGAACATCCCGACTTTAAAGGCGTGAACCTTGAATTGCGTATCCCGCCGAAAACCCCCGACCAACCCGCCGATATGGCGGCCACCGTTGAAACCAAGGTGAAACCATGAACGAAACCATTAAAGTACGCGCCGCCGACGGCCTGCAAGTGCCGCTGGCCGGTAAACCACATGAATACATTACCGACCAAGAAACCGTTACCGTACCCGATGCCGCCTATTACCGCCGCTGTATCGAATACGGCGACCTTGTGGTCGTAACCGAAGACACCCAACCCGCGAAAGGCAGCAAATAATGGCATCCGCAAACATCAATTTCGAAAAAATCCCCGCCAGCACCCGCAAGCCGGGCGTGTACGCCGAGTGGAACACCAAGCTGGCCGTGCGCAACCTGCCCACCAACAAACAGCGCGTGTTGATTGTGGCGCAGCACAACAATCCCGCTTTGGGTGAGCTTACCGAGCTGGAAAACGTGTTTTCCGCCGCCGATGCGGCCGCCAAATACGGCGCAGGCAGCATGGCGCACCTAATGGTTACCGCCGCGATTAAAGCCTATGCCTATGCCGATTTAAGCCTGATTACCGTAGCCGACAACAAGGCCGGAGTGGCCGCCGGCGGTAAAATCACCTTAAGCGGTACTGCCAATACCCAAGGCGTGTTGCGTGTGAGCATTGCCAATGCTGACACTTTAACCATCGGCATCGGCGCCGAAGACACCGCAGCCACCGTTGCCGCCGCCGTCAAAGCCGCCATCGATGCCGTGCCCGATTTGCCGGTTACCGCCACCGTTGCCGAAGCAGTGGTGACGCTTACCGCCAAAAACAAAGGTACGGCCGGCAACGCCATCCGCATCAAAACCAGCAATACCGCCGAAGGCATTACCGCCGCCGTTACCGCCATGACGGGCGGCGATGCCAACCCCGATATTGCCGCCGCGCTCAATGCCGTAGTCGCCGAAGGCCACCACATCATCGCCTGCGGTATCAACGACGAAACCAACCTGCTGAAACTGCGTGCCCATTTGGATACCGTAGCCAGCCCGATGGAAAAACGCTGGGCAATATGCGTATACGGCCAAACCGGTACGCTGGCGCAAGCCACCACCTTGGCAGGCCGTCTGAACCACGGCCATATCGTCAGCGCGTGGTATCGCGGCACCCCCAGCCTGCCTTGCGAGCTGGCCGCCGCCTTTGCCGCTGTGATGGCGAGCGAAGAAGACCCCGCCCGCCCGTTGAACACGCTGGCATTAAACAGCATCGGCGTGTGCGAAAGCAAAGACAAAACCATGCGCACCGAGCAGGAAAACGCCCTTTATAACGGTGTTACCCCGATTGAAACCAGTCCGGCCGGTACGCAGGCGCAAATCGTGCGCGCCATCACCACCTACACCAAAACCGCCAACGGCACGGCAGACGAAAGCCTGCTGGACGTAACCACCGTGCGCACCCTGATTTATGTAAGCCGCGCCTGCGTCGACCGCATCGCCCTAAGATTCCCGCGCGACAAATTGAGCGACCGCACCCCGCCGCGCGTGCGCAGCGAACTGATTGACGTATTGATGTGCTGCGAAGAGCTGGAAATTTTGGAGCGCGTGGAAGAAAACCTGCCGAAACTGATTGTGGAACGCGACCTGCAAAACACCGGCATGTTGAACTGCCGCATTCCCAGCGATGTCGTCAACGGCCTGCATGTAGTAGGTATGGTTGTAGATTTATATTTGTAAGAAAGGCTGAAACATGAGTACCGAATACGTTGGCAGCGTCATCCTCTATCTGGGCGCGAACGAAGTCCAAGTAACCAAAATCGACGTGAAAGACAACACCGGCAAAAAGCCCGTAAAAACCATGAACCGCACCCGCCGCGTCAAAGGCTTTACCCGCGGCGTCGGCCAATACGACATTACCTTTACCGCCGTGGTGCCGACCGACGGCACGGCGGTGGACTGGGCAAAGATCGACGACGCCAAAATCAGCCTAGTTCCCGACGTGGAAGGCGCGCGCCCGACATCGTACCTCGGCTTCTGCGCCACCGAAGCGGGTGACAGCTATACCGTAGATAATGAGCTGGTGGTGGATGTGACCGGTTTTGCGATTCGGAAGGTGTTGGAGTAAAGATTTTCTTGTTAACAGAAGCCGCTGAAGCGGCTTCTGTTGTTTTTATTACACTGTTTTTAATAAAATTCAATTTTTCAAGTAAAATACTTGAATTTTAAAAAAGCCTTTGATATTATTTAGCCACGTTGAATGTGGCAGTAATGCTGCAAACACATGAAAAGGAGCTTGAACAATGGGACTGACTAAATTCGGCGCAGCCGTTCGTGAGGCTCGTCGTCAAACTAAACAAACTCTGCAAACGATGGCTGCTACATTAGGTACTTCTCCTGCTTTTTTGAGTGCTATTGAAACTGGTCGTAGTAAAGTGCCAATGGATTTTGTTAAAAAGGTTGAAGATTTTTTTGAAAACTTAGGCCAACCAATAGACGGTTTAAAGCAAAAAGCGATGGTTTCTAATGAGAATGTATCGTTAAGCGGCTTAAGCCTGCAACAACAAATGCTGGTGGCTGGTTTTGCCAGTTCAGACTTCAGCAAAGAGCAATTGGACAAATTTGCTGAATTATTAAGAACCATTCATCATAAAGATTCACAGAAAGAAGGGGATGATGCAGCAAACTAATTATTCAATGCGTGGTGTGCGTGTGGGAATGTTAAGCGAAGAAACGATTCAGTTTTTTGCAAACGAAGCTGCCAAATTTTTGGTAGTAGATAAGCGTACTCGTAAAAAAATGGATGCATTTATGGAAATGCTGGAAGAGTATGGCATTGTAATTGATGTTGTTGCTGATTCTGAATGGCTAGTCATTACCAACGCAATGTGCCATAACGGAACGATTCTGATGCCTAATAGCCTCTATACTCGCATTTGCAATGGCGAGGACGAGGCTATCTTTATTTTCTTTCATGAATTGGGGCATTTGCTTTTAGGGCATAAAGCCATGTTGCATTATAGTGAAGTTCTTCCCACGAAACAGGAAGATTCAGAATGGCAAGCTGATGAGTTTGCAAAATGTATTTTAAGAAACATGGGAATTAAATATGTACCAGAACAGTTAAGCTTACGATTTTAAAAAGAGAAATGACTTGGAATGTTGGCGCATCCCAAGCCATTATTGTGGTGTACTAGCATACTTCCAATATGCTGTACAAGTGTAGTTCTCCATCCGCTAACTGCAAACAGATTTCAAAGAGAAATACTTGAAAGGGACTTGAGTATATATTTTTCAGATTTGTTTGTCCACGAAAAGCGAAGTGATGGCCACCATTTTTACAATTGGAGGTGCCATTATGGCTATGACTAAGGCTCCCGTTACCCCCGACTTGGTGGACGATACAGGTGCATACATTTTTAGAAAGTCTTTTACCACCAAAAGTGGTAAGAAAATTGTTTCTAAAAATGGGAAGCCATTTAAAATTCCTGTGAAAGTTTAGGAATATATAAGCCCCGCTAAGCGGGGTTTTTTCATTACTGACGCGTGTTTAGTCGCCCATCTCATCTCCTTAAGTGACAATTAAGCCTTGATTTATACAAGGTTTAACCAACGTTTAAGGGCTTTTTTATGTCTGAATTTTCCCCCGAACTCACCCGCGCTATCGAAGATTACGAATTACGCGTTTCTCCCGACCTGAAAACCGTTGCCGGCCGTCTGAAATACGGCATCGGTGTGATTGATGGCGAAATGCACCATGATTTTTCCATGCACCTTTTAACCGTGCGCGAGGACATGGCGATTGATCCGCAACTTGAAGGCCAGCCGCGGCTGGTTGCCGCCTATGCCGCGTCACTGGATAAATTGGGTGGTTTAACAGCCGAATCTTTGACACCTGATTTGCTGCTTGATGAGATGGCTGCTGCTGACTTTGACGCGCTGTACTGGGCGCAAGAGCTGCTGCAAAAAAAGCGGCTTTGCCCGCACCCCGCGCCGACCGTTACCGATACGCCGTCTTAAAACTCGGCCGATACGGCATCACGCCCGCCCAAATCGACGGCATGACCCAACCCGAACTGGAAGGCTGGTTAAAACAGGCCGACTTAATCGAGCGCGGCCGTGCCGCGCCGGTAGTGATGCCGTGGTTTATTCCTGCGAACGTCAAACCATCTGCCGCCACGGGCGGTCAGACCCAAACCTTTATCAGCAAGCGTAAGAAAAAATGAGCCAGCATAGTGTAGAACTGGTTGCTAAGTTTAAGGACAACGCCACGCCCGGCCTCCGCCGTTTGGCGGCGGAAGCGGAAAAAACAGGCAGCCGGCAGTTGCAGAAAGCCGCAGCAGTCAAGCTGAAACATCAAGAGATGTACAGCGCTACCGCCCGTTTGGGCATCCGTACTGAACACCAAATCCGCCGTGAAATCCAACAAACGCAGGCGGCTTACAACCGTTTGGCCAAAAGCGGCATGGCTTCGCAACGCGAACTGGCGAGGGCTGCACAGATAACGCGCAGCCGTGTACGCGAGCTGACTGCCGAAATCAACGGCGGTGCAAGCCGTTTGCAACGTATCGGTTCGGGAGTCCGGACAATCGGGCGCGGTGTGGCCGGCGTGGCGGCGGGTGCGGCGGCAGGAGCTTATGTATTGGCGCAGCCGGTCAACCGGACGATGGACTTTGACACATCATTGCGTCATGCCGCCAATACCATGTATGCAGGCAAGAGCATGGCCGAGAAGCGCGCAGGTATGGAGGAAATCAAGAAATCGGTCATGGATGCCGCCTATGTCGGCGGAACGACGCGTGATGCCGCTTTGGAAGCCATGAATACAATGGTGGCCAGCGGAGCGATGAGCGACGAAGCCGTGAAAAAACTGCTGCCGACCGTTATGAAAACCGCCACCGCCGCCAATACGGAAGGAAACGATATTGCCAACATCGTAACCAAGGCGTTGCAGGCGGGGTTTAAAGAGGCGGATATTCCGTCGCTGCTTGACCGTGCGTTGCAATCGGGCGCGGACGGCGGTTTTGAATTGAAAGACATGTCGCGCTGGCTGCCGCAGCAGTTGGCTGCAATGAAAAACGCCGGTATGGGCGCGACGCTGGATAATTTTTCCAGCCTGCTCAATGCCAACCAATTGTCGTTTATGACGGCGGGCAGTACCGACGAAGCCGGCAACAACTTAGTCAACCTGCTGGCAAAAATCAACAGTCAGGATATTGTGACCAAAGCCAAAAAAATTACCATCAACGGCAAAGAAGGTTTCGATTTCACCGCTAGCATGAACAAACGGCAGGCAGCAGGCATGAACTCGCTTGATGCGCTGGTGGACATTGTCGGAGAAATCACGGCCAAGGATAAGAAGTCCGCCGCTCTGATGAAACAGATTAATGCCGCGCAAGGCGATGAAGCCAAGCTGGCTTTGCTGGAAAACCAAAAGGCCTTGGTAGACGGCACTGCCATCGGGAAGCTGGTTTCCGACCGTCAGGCATTGATGGCATTGCTGGCATTGGTCAACAACAAACAGGAACTCACCCGCCTGCAAGCAGGCCAGACAAATGCGGCGGGTGCGGTGGACGGTGCATACGGATTCGTCGCCGAAGGTTCGGGGTTTAAAAAATCCCAATTCTCCCTCGCCAAATCAGAAGCCGAATACGGCGCATTTGAAAAATTCAGCGACCGCATCGGCGGCGGCCGGTACAAGCTCTATGTTTGGGGGCGGCGGCCTGCTTTCCAAACTGTTCGGCGGAAGCAGCAGAACCTTACAGGCGGGCCGTCTGATGCCCTCGGCCTCCTCGCTAGGCCCCGTCGCGCTCGGTGCGACACCGTTGGCCGTAATGGGCGGGGCAACCCATTTGGCGGGGCAGCGCGACAAATATGCGGAATGGTCAAAACCGTTTGCTAAATTATCGTCTTGGCTGGAAAGTATCCTGCCTGATTTTTCAGCGGGGGCGAAAGCCGAATATCTGCGCAAACGTGAAGAACTGGGCGGCAATAATGCCCCGCTCGATAGTCCTGTTTTAAAAGAGAGTATGGCGCAGCTTAACCAATCGGCACAAACCAACCAGCAGGCAAGCCAGCAGTATGTGCAGGCGGCGGCGGAGAATCAGGCGGCAACGGCGCAGATTACCGGCGCGGCGGCACAGATGACGGCTGCTGCCGCACAAATGCAGGCGGCGGCAGGCAAGCCGATTCCGATTACCGTTACTGTGCAAAACGGCAACATTATGGCCTATGTGAATCAGGCAGTAGAACGCAACAGTAGGAAAAATTAATGGCTTGGAAAGACACTTTACTGGATGCGGGCTTCAAGGGCGTTACCTTTGACGTCATCGACGACACGCTGCGCGGCACCCACGCGCTGGCGGAACACGAATACCCGTTCGTACAGGGCGCGGACATCGAAGATACGGGTGTATCTGCGATGGATATGGCCTTGACCGCCGTATTGTGGGGTGAAGATTACGAAGGCCGCCTGCAAAACCTGCTGAACGTATTGTGCGAAACGGGCGCGGGCGAATTGATCCACCCGATTTACGGCAGCGTGCCAGATTGCGTAGTGGCGGATTTCGAGGTCGCGCACAACGAAGAAAACCCCGACTACTGCACCGTGCGGATGACCTTTAAGCAAAGTGTCAAAGCCGCGCCGTTTTTCGACCGCGACTTGCCGATAGCCTTGGCCGACGAAGTGGATTTCCTTGCCGACTTGGCCGCATGGCAGGGCTTCGAGGTGTTTCAGACGGCCTTAAACAAAATTCAGAAAGCGCAAAGCCGCTGGAATGCTTTTCATGCCACGGTATTAATGGTGGTGGGCGTATTGTATGGGCAGGTAAACGGCATCTTCACCGGCGGCCTGAACCTGCTGAACAGCCCGCGCGTATTGGTGGCGGAGCTGAAATCTGTGTTTGGTGCGCTGGCCAATATGCACAATGTCGGTAAAAGCGGGCTGGACGGCTGGCGCGACATGGTGGGCGGCGTATCTAAAGCGGCCGCTACGCCGTGGCAGGTCAGCCGCGGAACCGAAGGCAGTGTGGCGGCGGTAGATTTAATCCAACGCGCCAAGCCCGAAGATGTGGCTGCCTTTACCGCGCTTACCGCCACCGTTGGCGCGTGTGCGCTGGCCGAACAAGCCGCCGATATTTTGGCCGTACAACTGAACGAGCCGACTTTGACGCCTGTGGAAATCTCGCGTCTGCTGGCCGATACCCGTGCCGCCTTGCAGCGTGCTTTGGCCGCCCAGCGCATCTTGGCCATGATGCTGGCGGATGAAACCAAAGCCGACAAGCTGGCCTATTGCCTGCTGCGGCTGTATCAAACACCGGTAGACAGTGCCGATGATGTGTACCAACGCATCGAAGTGGCCGGGCTGCTGCCGCAAGCCCCTTATCTGGAAACTGCCGCCGCGCTTACCGAAAGTCTGCGCAATACGGCGCATAAACTGCAAAAACAGGCGTTTACAGTCATCAATATGAAGCCGCCGCTGGTACAGAAAACCGTCACCTGCGATATCGGCCTGCACCTGCTGGCCTTTGAGTGGTACGGCGACTACAGCCGCTTTGGCGAACTCTTGCGCCTGAATCCGCAAATCCGCCACCCGAATTTTATTGAGAAAGGCACGGTACTGAATGCCTACGCCAGATAACACCGTTACGCTGCTGATTAACGGTAAAACACACGGCCAATGGACGAATTACGACATTGTTTCCGACCTGCTCACCCCCGCCGATGACTTTTCAGTCATGCTCGGCCGCCCCGTCGATGCCAAACCCGATGCGGTGCGGGCGGGCGACAAGGTGGAAGTGCGTGTGGGCGGCGATACGGTATTGAGCGGCCGCATAGACCGCGTGCAGACCGTTACCGAAAAAGGCGGCAAAACCTTAACCATACAAGGCCGCGACGATGCGGGCGTGCTATTGGACTGCTCCGCCCCGCTGTTTAACGCGCAAGATATGGATTTAAACCAAATCATCGAAAAAATCGTCAAGCCTTTGGGTTTGGCCAAAATCCGCATTGATGCCGCCAAAACCGACAAAACCCACAAAGTGCAGATCGAGCCGGGCAGCCGCGCGTGGGACGCCCTGCTGGAATATGCCGAGGCAAACGGTTTGTGGCCGTGGCTGGAGCCGGACGGCACGCTGGTAGTCGGCGGTCCCGATTACACCGCCGCACCGGTGGCCGAACTGGTTTTACGGACCAACGGCCAAAACAACAACATCAAGCGTCTGGAAGTAAACCGCGATATGGCGGCACGGTACAGCGAAGTTACCGTATTGGCGCAAAGCCACAGCGGCAAAAACAACATCAAAGCCACCGCCAAAGACGAATCCGTCAAACTGCACCGCCCCCTAATCGTCACCGAGCCGGACATCGACAGTCAGGCTCAAGCGCAGCGCAAGGCGAAAAAGCGGCTGGCCGACAGCAGGCTGGAAGGCTTAACAATTACCGCCACCGTACAAGGCCACCGCACTGACGACGGTACCTTGTGGCAGCCCGGTCAGCGCATCAACGTATTGAGCGAACCGGACGGCATCGACGCGGTGTATTTCCTGATGGCGAGAACCTTCATCGGCGGTCGCGGCCAACCCACCGAAACCGTGCTGACACTGAAAGAGGACGGCGCATGGGTATTGGATGCCGACCCGCCGAAGAAATCGGGCAAAACCAAAAGGCCGTCTGAAAGCCGCAAAGCCAACGGCCACGCAGCCGCCAAACCGAAAAAACGCCGCCAAGCCAAGCAGGCCGGACAGGAATTGCAGGTGATTTAAATGGATGCAAAAACCATAGACAACCGTATCCGACGGGCATTTAACGGCATCCGCCAAGCCTTCCGCGGCAAAATCGCCCGCGTCAAAGCAGCCGGCGGCGTGCAGCAAATCCAAGTGGAAGGTTTGGAAGGCGAAACCGTGCAGGACTTGGAACACGCCGAAAACTTCGGTTTTACGTCGAACCCGCCCGCAGGCAGCGATTGCGTCGTCGTACCGTTGGGCGGCAAAACCAGCCACGGCATCATCGTCACCACCACCAACGGCGCATACCGCATTACCGGCCTTGCCGAAGGCGAAACGGCGGTTTACAACGCCGACGGTGCCAAGATGGTGTTAAAGAAAGGCCGGATTATCGAAATTGACTGCGAAACGCTGAATATCAAAGCACCGGGCGGCGTGAATATTGACGCGCCCAATGTAGGCTGCACCGCGCAGATTACCGCCGAGGGTCAAATCAACGGCAACGGCGGCATGGCAGTGAAAGGCGGCAGCGGCACATCATTTACCGGCAATGTGCAGATGGTCGGCGATTTGGACACTACCGGCAAACTGACCAACAACGGCAAAAATGTCGGCTCCGACCACAAACACAACGGCGACAGCGGCGGCACGACATCCGACCCGCTGTAATTCAGACGGCCTGACATCCATCAAACCAAACTCCAAGCGTCCTTACCTGAAAATAAAGGTATGGACGCTTTACTTAATCCCCAAACGGGCGGCTATGTGGTCAACCAATCCGCCCAATCCATCGAAAACGAGTTGTATATCCGCTTGGTCACGCCCTTGGGCAGTTACTGGGCAGACCGCACGCTCGGCAGCCGCCTGCACGAATTGCGCCGCCAAAAGCATTTAAAGCGCATCGAAGTACTGGCCAAACAGTACGCCGAGCAAGCCTTGCAGCCCGTGATTCAGTCCAAACGCGCCCAATCCATCCAAGTAACCGCATCCGCCCCGCAGCACGGCTGGCTGAAGCTGCATATTGAAGCCGTCGATGCCGCGGGCGATACAGTAACCCTGAACCACAAGGTAGCCGTGATATGACGCAGGCACTGAATTTAGAACAAATCCGCGCCAACTATCTGCGCGACCTGCAAAACCAAAACCCTGCCGCCCATGTACACGCGGGCAGCGACAACCATGTACGCGCCACCGCCATTGCCGCAGTGGGCGAAGGCCAATACCAGCATCAGGAGTGGATTTTGCGCCAAGCCTTTGCCGATACCGCAGACAGCGCCTACCTAGAAAAACATGCCGCTAAATACGGCATCTACCGAAAAACCGCCACCTTCGCGGGCGGCAAGGTGCGTGTTCGCGGCGCGGTCGGCGCAACGGTGCCGGTTGGCCAACAGATCAATGTGGGCGATAAGGTGTATTTAACCGCCGAATCCGCCGTTATCAGTGCGCTTGGAAGTGCCGAAATAGCCGTTATCGCCACTGTTGCGGGTAGTGCTCAAAATCAAACCGCCGAAACCGCGGCTACGCTGCAAAGCGTACCTGCGGGGATTGACAGTTCCGCCGTCTAACGATGGTCGGCGGTACAGATGCCGAAAGCGATGAGAGCCTGTTGGCACGATATGAAGAACGTCTGCGCCGACCCGCTGCGGGCGGTAATCAATACGACTTCCGCAATTGGTGCTTGGAAGTACCGGGTGTGGTTGATGCCTTTATCTACCCTTTGCGTCGCGGCAACGGCTTTGTCGATGCCGTCATTTTGGGTGAAAACGGTATCCCCAGCGCAGAAACACTGGCCGCCGTACAAGCTCATGTCGATGCGGTGCGACCTGTTACCCGTAAAAACGGCTTTCTAGCCCTTGCGCCCAGTATCCAGACCGTGAATGTGGCCGTCACCATTACCTTAAGCAGCGGCACGGATACCGATACGGCCACCGCTGCCATCAAATCAGCTGTAAACGCCTATTTTGATGCCTTAAAGCCCGGAGACCCCCTAATTAAAAGCCAGTTGGAAACCTTAATCAGCGAAGTGTACGGCGTGCGTGACCGTGTCTTAACCACCCCTGTGGGCAATATCAAGCCTCAGGAGAGTGCCGAAGACATTTACTGGCTGCGCCCGGGCAGTATTAACGTGGAGTACACCACGTGATCCATCAAACCTTACTCGCCGCCATGCGTCCGCCCGTCAGCTACGACACCGTAGGAGAAACGGCAGAAATCAAAGCCGAAGCGGGTGTGTTTGATATTGTGGCCGACCATGCGGAAGGAGTGAAAAATGCGCCGTTCCCTGATGCGGAAAACGATTACCTGTACCGCTGGGAAGAGCTGCTCGCCATCACCCCGCCCGCAGGAGCCAATACCCAACAACGTACTGATGCCGTGCTGGCCAAACTCAATGCCTTGGGCGGTTTGAGTATTGCCTACTTTACCGCCATCGCCGAATCGGCAGGCTACACCGTCACCATTTACGAAGAAGACCAATTCCGCGCAGGTGAAAGCTGTGCGGGTGATTGTTTGAATACCGAAGACGCCATCTGGCGTTGGTGCGTCGACATCGCCGACGGCAAAGCCACCGCCTATATTTTCCGAGCCGGTCAAAGCCGTGCGGGCGACCGCATCAGTGTGTACACCGACCCGATTATCGAAACGATGTTTGAAGAATTAAAACCGGCATGGACGTATTGCCGCTTTGAATATGAAGAAGAGGTATAAAAATGGACTTAATCCAAACCCCGAATAAGCAATTTGTCGACGGCGACCGCCGCACGCCCGGTACTCCCGTACCCGCATGGTGGCTGAACCAGTTACAAGGCGAGTTGTACAGCATTTTAAACGCGGTTGGCATTGAGCCTAACAAAGCCGACCATGCCCAAGTCTTATCGGCCATTAAAACGTTGGCCGCCGATGCTTCGCAGGTTGCCAGTATCGATGCTCTGCGTAAATACAGCGGCACAGGCTATGTGAACGTCAACGCCTATCACGCCAATACAACAGTGGGCGGCGGCGTGTTTGTGGCGGATAAAGCCGATAAATCTACCGCTGATAACGGCTGTACCGTTATTGTTTCTACCGACGGCACGCGCTGGAAGCGTGTGTTTTCAGGGATGCTTAACCTGCATGATTTTGGATATGTGGCCAGCAAAAACAATGCACTATCCACTTTGAATGCCGCTGAATCTGCCGCGCTTGACGTAGTTGTTGATTGCTTGGGTTTGTCAATTGATACGGGTAATACCTACCCGCAAAAAAACAAATACACAAACGGCAAGTTTGTGATTAACGGCAAAACTGTCGATGTTCAATACCAGCCTATCAGAAGCGGTATCGGTCGATTCATCTCCGGAACTGGTGCAGCAGCCAACCTCAAATCGAATGAATGGACTGGCGCGGGTTTAATCGTTATTGGCGAAGGCGCAATGGAGCAGATGGAGAAATGTGTTTCCTCAATCGCTATTGGCGACCGTGCGCAGGGCTTTTCTAAAGTAAGCAGGGACAACATCGCCATTGGGGCCGACAGCCTGATTAATGTGCAGGCCGCTACTGAATGGTACGACCAGTCACGCATGGAAGGCACGCGCAACATCGGTATTGGTGGTAATGCAGGACGCGGCATCACCAGCGGTTACTCTAATGTGTCAATCGGGCGCAATGCCGGACAGGGATTGGGTGAAGGCTCGTCAAATATTGCACTTGGCGCAGGCGCGATGGCTGGTACTGCTCCAGTCGGTTTTAGTGGCGACATTGAAGTTTTTTGGCCGTCTTCGACCTCAAGAACAATCGCAATCGGCGAGGCTGTCTTGCAAACATATCAGGGCCGCGCCGCTCAAACCGCAATTGGTGCCAATGCGGCGCGAAATACAAAAAAGGCCGAAAAAGTTACCGCAATCGGTTCTGCCGCGATGGAGAATCTTGAGCGAAACCGCGCCCCAAATGGCGGAGATGTTGTCTGGACGGGAACGGAAGCAGGTACCTACGCCCAATCTGGAAAAAACATCACGCTTACATTTCCCAACATTCGCGGTGCGCAAGCGACTTATTGGGTGGGCATCCGCCTTACATCAGGCACGGCGCAAACCTTACAAAACGACGTCGTACCGGCTCAGGTCGTATCAGTGAATGGCAATACATTAATCATCCAAAGCTCAAAAGAGCTGACCGCCACCGGCGCGGCCGAACTGAAATACGTTTATTCTGTAAATTCAACCGCTACTAAAAACGAAGAGTTGACCATCATCGGCGCGAACGCCATGAATAAGGCATTGACCGCAGGATACTCAACTATCATCGGCGTAGATGCCGCGTTGTTGGGAGACAATTATCAAAAAACAACCGCAATCGGCGCATCATCTTTACGAACAGGTAGTCATATTTCCACAACTGCTATTGGGTATTGGGTAATCCCTTTGGCAAGTAGTGAGAAATGTGTTGCCATTGGAGATAGTGCGGGCTATCGGAACGTTCAAGGCGACTTTTTGACTGGGAAAATAACAAACTCCATCGCCATCGGATATGGCGCAAGAATAAACGGCGATAACGAAATCCAAATCGGTACGACAGGGCAAACTTTATATGCTCCAACCGCGGTGAACATCCGTTCTGACGGCCGCGACAAAGCAGATGTTAAGCCGTTGACGAACGGTTTAGATTTTGTAATGAAGCTCAAGCCGATGACTGGCTACTACGACCGCCGGGATTCCTACGTTGACGAATTATTCAAAGACTTGCCGGCAGATGAACGAGCGGACAAAGTCCGCGAATGGTGGGCGAATCCAATCAAGGACGGCAGTCATAAAGAAGATCGGTTGCGGCATTGGTTTATTGCCCAGGACATTGCTGCGCTGGAAGATGAATATGGTCGATTGCCGATGGTAAATAAAACAAACGATACCTACACCGTCGAATACGAAACGTTCATCCCCGTTTTGACTAAAGCCATTCAGGAAATGGCCGCAAGAATTGAAACATTAGAAACCGAAATGAAGGAATCGAAAAAATGACAAGATGTGTGATTGATCAAGACGGCTTGTTCGTAGAGGAACAGTATTTTGATGACGGCCGCCAAAGCATCGAAGCTGAAATGCCTGATCTCGCACAATATCAGGCCGCCCAGTGGGATGGACAAGGTTGGAAGATAATTCCCGACTATCGCGGATGCGTAGTTTTTGCCGGTGGGCAAGAGCAGGTGTGGGATAAGTTAGGTGATTTGCCCGATGGCGTCAGCCTGACCCCGCCTGAATCGGTAAATATTGACGGCTTAAAATCCGTAAAACTCGTCGCATTAAATGCTGCCGCTCAGGCTTTTATTAACAAGCACGCCGGTATCGACAGCGTACCTGAATTTGAGTTTGCAAGCTGGGCAATTCAAGCCGCTGAAGCGAAGGCTTGGCAGGAAGATAAAGCCGCGCCAACGCCAGTGCTTGACGGCATTGCCACCGCCCGCGGTATGTCAGCAGACACGCTTAAAGCAGCGGCTTTGCGTAAAACGCTGGCTTACGAACAACTCGCCGCACATGTGGCAGGTCAACGACAAGCGCTGCAAAGCAAAATCGAAGCAGCGAAAACGCAGGCCGCGCTTGATAAGATTGCAGTCGTATTCACACTGCCGGAGGCCGTCTGAATGGTTCAAGTCTATTTGGCACTCTATAAAGGCAAAGCCGCAATCAACACCCCGCGCGATGTGGTTAAACGCATTGCCGACAGCGTTGTACGATTGGCAACATGCAGCCCGTACAGCCATTGTGAAATCGCTGTTAAGCACCCACGCGACGGCCTGTTTGATTGTTATTCGTCTAGCGCGAGAGACGGCGGGGTGCGCATTAAAACCATGCCGCTGCCTGCTGATAAATGGGACTTAATCCCGCTGCCGCAATCTGTTGCCATATCGGCCAGCCGCTTGTTCCACCGTACACACGGTGCAGGTTACGACTGGCTAGGTGCGATTGGCGTGGTACTCAAATCACCACACAGCAAAAGCCGCTGGTTTTGCAGCGAATGGTGCGCATATGTAATAGGCTACACTAACCCGTGCCGATACAGCCCGCAAACCCTGTATGCCGCGGTATCAACTAAAGATAGGCCGTCTGAGAAAATGGAGGAAACAAAGTAATTTAGAAAGTTTTAAATAAAGAGGAGCGGCGACGTGTCTGTGTTGCGAGCACCGGCACGCCAGCCAAGCAGATGTACCCTGCATTGACTTCAAGGCCGCTTTGCCTAGCTAGGCGGCGGTAATTCTAACCTAAACGGAGTTAATGCGACATGGTTTATTATCGTGAATTACGTTGTGTCTACTGCAAAAAAACTATTGGCCAAAGGCAGCGGTAACGTACAAATCAAGTGTAACCGTTGTAAAACGGTTAATACTTTCAGCTAGACAACCATTACTAAGAATGCCGTCGAGCATCATTTTAAAACTGATTTCAGAACACCAGCGAGAGTGTCGGAGAGTAAGTAAAAATGATGCAAAAATACCACTCAACGGCCCCGCTGCCATTCGTCGGACAGAAGCGATATTTCATTAAACACTTCACTAAAGTATTGTCGCAAATTCCCGCTGACGGCAAACATTGGACAATTGTAGACGTATTCGGCGGCAGCGGCCTGTTGGCGCACGTTGCAAAACGTATCAAACCGCAGGCGCGGGTAATTTACAACGACTATGACAACTACTCAGACCGCCTGCGGCACATCCCAGATTACAACCGTTTGCGTGAACAAATCGCGCAGATAGTTGGCGGCATCCCCAAAGGCTCAAGGCTAGACCCTGAACGTACCCGATCAGTGCAACAAACAATCACTAATTTCCAAGGCCACATTGATGTGCGCGTACTTTCATCATGGCTTTTATTTAGTGCCAAACAGGCAAATTCGCTTGAACAATTGCTGGGGTTTGAGTTCTACAATAAGGTACGCCAATCCCCATACTCCATCGCTGCCGACTATTTAGACGGCCTCGAAATCACCCAGCAAGACTATAATCTTTTGATGGCTGAGCATCAGCATAACCCCAATACTCTGCTGGTATTAGACCCGCCTTATGTGTCCACTGCTCAGGGTGCGTATGCCGCTGATAAATACTTTAATATGGTTAGCTTCCTGCGTATGATTCAGTATATGCGCCCACCGTTTATCCTATTTAGCTCCACCCGTAGCGAGGCGCTGGACTACTTCCAATTTTTGCAAGAGTGCGAACCGGACAAATACCGGCGCTTCAGCGGCTACAATATCGTTTCACTAGATGCCAAGATGGGCAAAGGAATCGAGTATCAGGACAATATGATTTATAAAATAGATTAACCCGCCTAAACGGCGGGCGGTATCAAAGTTCCACCTTATAGCGCGGCCTAACTAGGTGTCAAAGATTTTCCGAAAAGGTGCTAAAGTTCGCGCCGCCTTATAAACTGCACCCGTTTTCGGGTGCAGTTTTTTATTGCGGATTGGGACGGGAATGGAAAAGGATGTGGATTTTTTATTTTAATCGGCTATACAATTGCTGCTTTCATGCCGTCTGAAGCACGTTTCAGATGGCATCGGTTTACATCAGATAAGGATAAAAATGGGTATTTACGATTTTCAAATGAAAGATGCAGAAGGCAATGCGGTTGATTTGTCAGGCTATCGCGGCAAGGTTCTGCTGATTGTCAACACGGCAACGCGTTGCGGTCTGACCCCGCAATACGAGGCTTTGCAGAAGCTGTATGCACAATATACCGCAGAAGGCTTGGAGATTTTGGATTTTCCGTGCAACCAGTTCCGCGAACAGGCTCCCGAAAGCAGCGGAGAAATTGCCCAAGTGTGTATGATGAAGTTTGGCACGAAGTTTAAGATTTTCGACAAAATCGAAGTCAATGGAGCAAATACCGCGCCCTTGTATGCCTACCTGAAATCCGTCAAACCGCAAGATAAAGGCAATCATCTGTTTAAAGATTTCGTGTTGAAGCTCGCAGCTTTGGGAGAGAAGCGCGACGAAGGCGACATCAAATGGAACTTTACCAAATTCCTCGTCAACCGCGACGGCGAAGTGGTCGAGCGTTTTGCGCCTAGTGTTACGCCCGAAGAAATCGAAGCCGATATTCGGGCATTGCTGTAA